ATGGCTGCAAGAATTCACCAACAGCACCTAAAACCTCTCTAGCTGTTTGTGTGAGCGGTTGATATTGCACCGACTTCATGGCTTCTTGACCAGCACGAACGCCCTCTTGTGTACCATACTTCCCGCTGGCTAAAGAACCAACAACACCGACAATAGGTGAAATTAAACCGCCGCCCAAAGTAGCGCCAAGCGCCAATGGAGTTTCAATCACGCCCATAATACGATCTTGCATTGATGGTTCTGTCTTTGCCACAGGAGTCATGCTCTTTGGCAAAGTGATCATCTTTTCGTTGTCAGGAATCAGCGCGGCAGGACTTAAAGCAACAGATTTAAAAAAGTCAGCCTTTGGCATATCTGCATAAAACTTTTCATGCAAAGAGTTAGCCAATGCCAAGTCTGGCATATCGTTATATTGAGGATATTTAGAGCGAAACTCAACAAGCGTAGCCATAATTACCTTCCTGGCAAGCCAAGTGGGTTGTCTGCTGTTGCACCAGCAAAACCGCCAGAACCACCGCTTGGCAATCCTTTAAGGGCTTCTCTAGTGGCTTTAGGTGTGCGACCATAAGTGTTTTCTACGTTTGTTGCGCTACGCTTTAGCATATCTTCAATGACTTGAATTTGCTCTTCAAAACCTTTTTTGGTCGTGAACTTTCCAGACCAAGAAGCAGGGTTTGTAAGTTGAGATTCAATAATTGCCATGTCAGGACCAGCCAACGCGCCAAGCGTGTACAAGTCTTTCACACCCATCAACAAAGATGTGTACTTAGCTTGCATCCTAGCTGTATCTGCACCAGATGGTAAAAATTTAGCACCTGTAGTCAAATTCTTGCCAACTTCGTCTTTAAATTCTTTGAGTGAACCAGCCAATCCAGCCAATTGCATATCCGTGTCATTAAATTTAGCTGGCGCTTCTTTGCGCGCACCTTTTAATGGCATACCAGCTTGTGGCATTTGTGGTGTTGTAGTCGCCACAGGAGCAGCAGGCGCACGTTGGTCTAACACGCTATTCATGCCTGGGATTACTTGTGAGCTTGCTGGTGTTAATCTATTAACATTTGCTGGCGTTGGGGCTAGATTGTTAGCAGGAACTCTAGGGCTACCGTCTACAGGAGTTGCAGGAGCAACAGGCGCAGCACCACCCATCATTACAGGAAATGCTTGCAATGTACGTTTGTTTACACCAACAACATTTCCGTCTTCAGTTTCTCTAAGTTCAAAGCCAGGATTGGCTTTTTCCCAATTAAACTTTTCACGCGCAAATTTATCAGCAATCGTTGCAGTCTTTTCAAATTCTTGAACTTGTTGTTTATATGTTGGACTGTTGGGGTTTGTGTCTATAACAACAATCTTTCCATTTAAATCAAATTTTTCAGGCTTTGGCTGTACAAAGGTTAAGGCTTGGCGACCTTCTGGATTTGAAGTCACATACTGCGTGATAACTGCTTTACGTTTTGCAAGATCAGGCTCAGACAAAAGGCTTTGGCGAAAACGTGTAGTATCAACGCCCGTTGCGTCTAAACGATCAAAAGCCGCTGTTAAGCTAGAGTCAGAAGGGTCGTTTAAAACAGAAGTTAAGCCAGTACCAAGAGCAGTCATTTGCTGATCACGCACTTTGCCTTTCAGTTCTTGACGCTTCAACTCATTTGTTTGTTGTTCAGTAAGTAACTTTTGGTAACCTAAACCAGTTTTGCCAAATTTGCTTAAACCTGAAACACCAGATGGTGTTGACAAGTCTGTTCTATTTAAATAGTCAATTACGCCTTGCTCTTGCTCCATTTGCTGACGAGCCAACTGGTTTTGCAATTGCGAAGTTTGGAGTTGCTGAATTTGTGCGTATTCCTGCAATGGATTGCGCTGTTCAAACTGTGTTGGTCTGAACCCCATTGCAATGTTTGGGTCAACGAGTGCCATATTTATCCCTTAATAATCATAAACTGGGTTAGACCTGTTGCCTTGATTACGCAACGCTTGTTGTAGCAAGTTATTGGTTGCTTGGTTTTGGGTGTAGTTTAAATATTGGTTGAAGCCTTGGTTGGCAGCATTTGCCACGCCCATGTATCCAGACGCTGTTGCTTGACCAGCCGCGCCAATGGCTTGACCAGCATTGTTGGCATAATTTTGACCAGCCGCGCCAATTTGATTAACTGAACTTTGACCAACACCAGCCAATGATTGCAAAGGATTTAGGCGTGCGTTGCGCTCGGTTTGGTAACGGTTAAAAGCATTGGTGTATTCTTGCGAACCCATTTCTTGACCGTAACGGGTGGCGGCTCTTAAAGCGTTACCAGAAATCAAGCCTCCACGCGCCGCCGCAGATTGTTCAAGTGCTTTTTGACCTTCTTTTAAACGAAAAGCATAACCTGGGTCTTGTTGAAACTGGTCCATCCCAAACGGGGTGTACTCAGAAGCCAATTCAAGTTTACCAAGGGCGCGTTCTCCCGCTTGGCGATAAGGCGCTTGCAATTCAATTTGTCGTTCAAATTGATTTTGCTGAAGTTGTGCGGCACGATTTGCGGCATCAGCTTGCGTTCTTGCTGCGCTAGTGGCTGCGGTAGCTCCCAACAGCGAGCTACCAGCCATAGTTGCAGGAATCAGGTAGTTGGACATACCAGCACCAGTAGCACCAGTAGCACCAGCAGCACTAGCAGCACCAGCACCAGCAGCATTAGCACCTCCAACAACTTGAGACGCAGGAACCGTAGCGCCTGATGAATTTACATACGCACCAATTTCAGGTGCGTAATAATACCCACCAGCTAACAAAGCTGCGGTTGTCCAGCCGCCTGGTACTACATCACGGACGGTGCGGTCAATGCCAGCGCCAAGGTCGCCAACAGCGTTGATTGCGCCTTGCCCAATATCACCAACTTTTTCTACTACCTTGCCCATGATGAATTCTCCAATCGAATTACGCCGTGATTACGACTGACTTCTTTAAAACCGAAACCCTTTGCCAATCGCAGTGACGGCTTATTGTCTTCATAAATTCTTACAACCATTGTATCGTGTAGCTTTGACATTTTGTTAAGAAAATTTATCCCATCTCCCCTAACGCTCCATCTACACCGCTTCTCAGGAACAACAAACAAATCAAACTCATTACCACTTGCCACAAAAGCGCCTCCATCAAAAGGCGTAATTTCTAAGTTCTTTTCCATCCATTTGCGCGTTTCTTGCGTTGCGTTAAACCCCATCCTGTCATGCAGGTAGGTTTTTATCACGTTCCAGACATCATCGGTTAATTTCATGGCTAATTAACCATTTCATATGATCTGGCTTACAGTTAGCACCACACTTGGGGATGCTGGCTTGGCAGGAGATGTAGTAGCGGCAATGGTTGTTAGTTGAGCCGAGCCACTAACGGTTAGCCAGTACAACTGAAGATAGTCACCAGCGGCATATTCCTCAAAGAAATTGACCGTCAAAATAGCCGCCCCGTCAACTGCACCTACTTTTTTGGGAACAGTAATTGTGCTGGCTGTGGCGGTAGTATCAACGCCATTCTTACGCAACCAACCACAAACAGCATCTTCAGTCGCTGTGGCGTTAGTGAATTGCAAACTAGCTGTTACTGTTGTCAGACCTTCAGCGTTAAACACAATCCGAGATGTTGGGGTTCCTACTGTAGTGTTTCGTGTTACACCAGTTGTGTTAAACGTGATTGCGGTAGGCGTGTTGGCTGCGGCAGTCTGGTTTGTTGTGTCTGAAAAAGACCCAAATGGCAACGTCAAAAAATAGTTGTATAGGTTTGTGAAAAACCGATACCAAGAACGCTCCATAAGCTGACCAAGGGAATCCACCACGGGAACCCGTGAAGATGGAATTCTGGTGTTAGATGCGTCAAGCATTGGTAGGCGTTACGTTAAGTTGTGCGCCCATGATTGTAATTTTCACAGGGTCTGTGCCTGACAATTCATATACACGGTCACGCAACTTTAGCGTCATGCCCATGCGTCTAGCAAATGCGCGGTTGTAATACTCGCCGATTCTGCCCATTGACATCCAATGTTCGTTAGACCAAGTATGACCACCATCATCAGACCAGCGCAACATCATCTGCGGGTCGCTACCTTGGCCTGTGTCTATGCCAACACCAGCCTCACAATCAATCTGCAATGTGTGTTGAGATGTGCGCTTTAGGTCGTTAGTGCCTGTTGGCAATGCTCTCCACGAACGAAGCCACTTTTGGATGTCTCCGTTATCTGTGTAATCTTCTAGGTCAAACGCATACAAATTGCCGTTTTCGTAGTCACCCACAATGATTTCATTGTTGTAAACCACTTGGCAGTTAGATCGGTGGCGGGTGAAATCTCCATTGTCCCAACCCGCACGTTCATGCCACGCTTGTGTAGATGCGTCATAAACCCAAGTCGTGTTAGCGGTAGGGAAGATCAACACATAGAAAGCGTGTCCATCTTGTTGGTAGGTGTATGCCAACGCATCAGAAATATCTGTGTATTGTTGGATTTGCCACTCAACAGCATGGGTTGATACGCGCTGACCTTTGTAGCCATTGTTACGGTAAACAATACCGCGACCACGGGCATCAGAGCCTAGCCAGAAAACAGAGTTATCTACCTTTGCCACAGAGTAAGGCGCGGCACAACCAATTTCATTAAACGCACCTTGGATTCTCTGCAAAGGAAAATCTGCGGTTCCTGCGTCATACCAAACTTCAGTTGAGTTAGTGCCAAACAACCAGATTTCTCGATGGTCTACGATCAAAGAAACTAAGTTATCAGGGTCGCCTTCTGCGCTTGCAAAATCTAATGGGTCTACCGAAGTACCGTCAAGCAACTGAGTCACCCAGAACCGAGAACTGTTGGGTTCGTTGAACACAAAGTAACCATCAATGTAGCCAACCGTTACCGCGCCAGCGAAGTCAGGGTCGGTGATCTCAGCAAAGACTTCTGTGCTTGTGTTGTAGATAAACCCATCTGGGTTGCAAGCAATGAAAATCTGAGTGCCGTTATCAGACATAGAAACAGGACCAGTGCCTGTAACTGTTCCAATAGCCGTACCCTTTAAACGAGTGCGACCATACGTTTCAACCTTGTAAAACGTGTCTCCTGACACCGCATACATGATGTCGTTGACTTTCCACAACCCACGGATTGGACCATCTCCAATGGATGATTTGCGCTGAAGGCCAGGGCAACGAGACAAAAACGCTGGTTCTTTACCCGCTTCAGGGACAATCTCTGGAAACAAATTAACCATGCGACTATCCGCAGCGTTAACGCTACGAGCCACATAGGAAGAACCAAGGATTGGGGAATCCATCAGTAGTTACCCGCATAGATATTAAAACGCTGACGGGTTGCCACAATTGCGTAAGGCATGGACATCACATCATCAGGGTTGTTGATGCGCTTCAGATTGCGCTTAGATGTCATGGCAATACGTTGCACTTGAGGAGATGGCTCAATGCCGTACTCAGGCGCAATTTCCATTGCTAGGTTGTATGTGAACGCTCTCAGATAGCCAGGCGGGAAAAGAATCTCAGTCACCAAAGTGGCTGGTTGATCTAATTCTTGGACACTAACAAAGTGCCATTCCAAGTCCCGTGTTGGGCGAGGGTAAATAGACATTGTTATGTCTGGATACCCCATGTTCACAAAGATTACTTGCGGGTAAGTGCTAGTGACTGTTTTAACCGCAATGCCGTTGTATTGTTGTTGGTTGATGAACTTAATACCATAAGACACGTTAGTGCTTGGGTCGCGGTAGTAAGTCGCGTCATCCAACAAGACAGGGCGTAAGCCCACAAAGTTACCTGACGGGCCAAGTGTGCGGATGTATTCACCAGCAGGCCAAGTAAAAGTTTGGTCTTGGGTACAAAATACGGAAAGGCGTTCTGTATTCCACGAATCAATCATCTGATTCAAGGACATTAGCGCATCTTGCGACATGGAAGCAGATGGAGTCTCACCTTCGGCAAGCACACCCAACAGACGCAAGGCCCGATTGATCTGGTCACCCGCTGTATATGTAGCCATGCTTAGACCTCTTCAGTAGTCACTTTTCTACGGCGTTTTACTTCCAGCACGTTGATAGGAGCCACCTCTTCAACAGGTGTGTCTAGAGTATAGCGCACCCATCCATTTGCTTCATCAGCAATGGCTTCAAGTTCCATAGTGGCAACTTTAGCCCCATGAACTTCGTGCTTCATGTAAATCACACTCATGAGAATCCTTTAAAACAGGGCCGAAGCCCCGTTTAGGTTAGCTTGCGCCGTGAATGATGGAAAAGTTGATGATGACAGCTTCAGAGTATGAAGTGGCAGTAGTCAAATTTCGCAACGTAATCAAAGCAGAACCAGCAGCCAAATACGAAACGTAAGTGGTGTAAGCTCCCGCCGCGCTACCAGTAGTGTTGCTAGAAACGCAAACAATGATTGTGTCATTGGCTGAAATTGTGCTGTTAGTCAAGATAAATGACACAGCAGCGCTTCCTGCCAATGCCGCATCATGCATCGTAATACGACCAGCAGACTTGTTTAAAGTCACGCCTGTCGATTTACTTGTCAATTGCGTCACAGCACCTTGTCCCGCTGCGGTATAGCCAATTTCGGTTGTAGCGTAAACGGTAGTTCCAACCACGGTTGAAGGAGTAACAGCACCAATAGTGCCGCCATCAATATCTTGGTCGCTGTACGCAACGCCAATTGATCTAGTATTACCCATTTTCTAATCCTTTTAAAAATGGGGGCCGAAGCCCCCTTTAGATTTAGCCGAGGCGATACACAACGTAAGTACCGTCACCAGTCTTACGGAAACGGAAGATTTGGCTGGTTGTTACAGCGATAGCAACCAAAGCGTTGCCGCCATCGGTCACACCAGTGTTAACAGCCAAAGTCACTGCGCCAGAGCTAGTGCCGATGTTCACGATTGACAAGTCAAAAGTGCTACCAACAATAGCGTTAGGAATTGCGGTGTCGATTGCAGTACCTAGAGGCAGCGTGTATGTCGCAGCAGATGTAGAGGGGTTAGCCACCAACATCTGGTTAACGATTTGAGCTGCGGTCAAAGTTGCAGTAGCAGTAGCTGTTTGAGGAGCAGCCATTGCGCCCATGATAGTTTCTGTGCGGTTACCTGCACCGACTTGATAGCCGCCTGCGCCGTTTGGGAGTGCCATGATAAATTTCCTTAAAAAAGATGAAACAAAGAACGGGGCCGAAGCCCCATTTCAATTAACCCCAGAGGCGGCAAGCCATTTGTGGGCGAATAGTGCTGAAGCCATAAAGAACGTCAATACGGCAAGGCAGACGGTCGTTGTTGATGTCGTACTGACGCACAACACGCAAGCTAATACCGTTGTGAACAGCGCGAGAAGCCATGTCCACGCCTTGTGGCAACAGCAAGTCGGCAGTAGCGAAGGTGATCGCATCTTTGTGGTACACCAAGTTTTGTGGGTACTGAGTTGATGCTGTACCAACGAACACAACAGCCTTACCGCTTTGTGGCAAAACGTCCACGGTAGCCAAAGCGTTACCAGCAGAGTACATAGCAGCAACAGTCACGTTACCAGCGCCAGAACCGTTCAAGGTCACATCGGCAGTTGCAACGAACTGGAACAACGAACCAGTGGATTCACGGGTTTGTGGGTTCACAGCGTAGCAATCAGCAACAGTGAAAACGTCACCGATCTTGATAGTGCCAGCGTTACCAGCGCCTGTGATAGCGATAGTTGTTGCGCCTTCAGTAGTCACAGCGGCAGACAAAGTACCACCAGTAGCGGTACGCGAACCAGTAGTGAACTGCTTGATAGACTGAGACATATTGACTTCTTCAAAGCCCAACACGCCCACACCCATCATGCCGTTTTTGAACTGCTTGCTGATAGTGTCTGTTGGGTTGAACAGACCTTTCATGATGTCGACCAATC